GCCCGCCAGCTCGCCGCCGGCATGAAGATGTTCCGGCGATGGGCCCACCCTGACGACCACGGCCCACTGAGCGAAGCAGCCGACGACTTGGAGCGCCGGCGCATCGAGCGGCTAGACCCACCATCTGAAATTTGAAAAGACAGGTGGTAAACGCAAAGCCCGCCTAGTGCGGGTTTTTTCTTGCGCCCTTGACTCCGAAGCACAGCAAGGTGCAATAGCGCATCGCCCCAAGTGGGCACGTAGCTATTGGATCGCAGCATGGCAACACCACCGCGCAGGAGTGCGGCACCGGGTAAGAACAGCAAGGGCTTGACGCCCAAGCGCGAGAAGTTCGCCCAAGGTGTTGCAAGCGGCATGACGCAAGCCGATGCGTACCGCGCCGCGTTTGATGCCAGCAAGTGCAAACCGCCTTCAGTTCAAGCCCTGGCATCCAAACTCATGGCGGACGTCAAGGTTAGGTTAAGGGTCAAAGCGCTTCGAGAAAAAGCCACCGAGCTCCACCTGCTGACGGTCAAAGACATTCTGCTAGAACTCGAAGAAGCCCGTGTCATGGCCGCCAAAGGCGAGCGCCCACAGGTCGGCGCCATGGTCGCAGCCACGATGGGCAAAGCCAAGGTGCTTGGACTGGCCAGCGACAAGGTGGTACACGGCGGTGACGCCAACAACCCGATCCAGCACTGCCACACCATCCGTTTCGTGGGGGTCAAGCGTGGAGCATGACTTTCCTGAAAAGCTGGAGCCGCTTTTCGACCCGTGGCGCTACAAGGTGATGACGGGTGGACGAGGCGGGGGCAAATCGTGGGCGGTGGCTCGCGCGCTGCTGGTGCAGGGCACTGCCAGTCAGCTGCGCATCCTGTGTGCGCGCGAGATCCAGAAGTCAATGAAGGACTCTGTTCACCGGCTGCTCAAGGACCAGATCATCCTGATGGGCCTGACCGCGTTCTATGAGGTGCTAGACACCGAGATTCGGGGCAAGAACGGCACGCTGTTCCTGTTCGCTGGCCTGCAAAGCCACACGGTTGACACCATCAAGTCTTTTGAAGGGGTTGACCGCGTGTGGGTCGAAGAGGGCCACGGGGTCAGCGCAAAGAGCTGGGACACGCTTATTCCCACCATCCGCAAAGCCGGCTCGGAAATCTGGGTAACGCTGAACCCGGACATGGACACGGACGACACATACATCCGGTTCATTGCCTCGCCATCGCCTGACACCTGGGTGTGTGAGATTAACTATGCAGACAACCCTTGGTTCCCGCCTGTGCTGGAGGCCGAGCGCCAGAAGGCCCAGCGCACCATGCTGGCCGACGACTACGCCAACATTTGGGAGGGCAAGCCCAAGCGGGTTGCGGCTGGTGCGATCTACCGCCATGAGATTGATGCGATGTTCACCGATGGACGGGTCTGCAATGTGCCCTACGACCCAATCATGCCGGTCCATACCGTGTGGGATCTGGGTTGGAACGACGCCATGACGATCATCATGGTCCAGCGCACACCCACTTCACTGAACCTGATCGACGCCATTGAGGACAGCAACCGCACCTATGCCTGGTATGTGAGCGAGCTGGACAAGCGCCCGTACCGCTGGGGCACCGACTACCTGCCGCACGATGGCGCCGCCAAAAACCCGCAAACCGGAATCAGCTCAATCCAGACGCTGCGCAACCTGGGGCGCAACGTGGCCGACCCACTCCCAGCGATAGAGGTGGAGGAGGGCATCAAGCAGGCGCGCATGGTGTTCCCGAGGTGCTACTTCGATGAGCGCAAGACCGCGCGGCTACGTGAGTGCTTGAAGCGCTACCGGCGCAGCGTCAACCGTAGCACCAACGAGCCAACAGGCCCGCTGCACGACGAATACAGCCACTTTGCCGATGCCTTCCGGTATCTGGGTATGGCCGCGCCGTTGATGAAAAACGAGGTGGCGCACATCAACGAATTTGCAAACAGAACACGGGAGTCATGGCGATGAGAGAAACACGCACAACGGACGCGCAGGGGCGCCGACTGGTTGAATGGGCCGGACCTGACGCATGGCGCACGCACCGCGTAGGCGGCTACCTGGTGTCCCTCGAATGGGCCGTGCTGCCCGAAAGCCGCAAAGCGCAGCGCGTGGTGGTGATTGGCCGCCCGCGCGAAGGGAGCCTCATCCGCTCGGACGATATGACCGCCGGCAACTGGCATCCACGCTGCTACCGCGAGCAAGACCGACCAGCCATGCTCGAATTCGACCGCGACGGCTTGCCGACCGGTCGGCCCACGCGAGAATTGATCTGGGATGCAACTCAGTCAATAACGCTCTTGGGCTACTTGAGCGACGACCGAACTGCTGTTCGGCACTATGTGGATGCGCTGCTGAACGCGATGATTGACCTTGTGCGTATGCCATCGGCGCCGCCGGGCATTCGCAAGCGCCTGGTGGGCGGCGCTCAGTCGAATTTTGAGGTGACGGCCACGCGCGGCAGCAGCACGACCGAGGTGTTGGTATGAGGTCGGTCAAGACGCCGCACGAACGGCATTTGAAGCTGAAGGAGATGTACCTGGAGGAGCTGCTACGCCAGGAATCCAACCGGCGCGACCGGGTAAAGTGGGTGCGATATTATGAAAATGAGCAGTTCACTGACGAGCAGCGGGCGAAGCTGGCCGCACGCGGGCAGTCGGCCGTGTCCTACAACTCGATCAAGGGTGTGATCGACTGGCTCAAGGGCACCGAGCGCCGGGGGCGTATTGATTTCACCGTGGCCCCGCGAACAGACTCAAGTGAGGCGCGCGAGGGCGCACAGGCCAAGCTAGAGCTGATGAAGTATTTGGACTACGCGAACCAAACCGGCTTTGAGCGCAGCCTGGCGAGCGATCAGTCGTTCACCACCGGCCTGGGGTGGCTGGAGGTTGCTACGCGCCAGGACAAGCAGGGGCCCAAGGTAGTGTCAATGGCCGAGGACTGGCGCAACATCGTGCATGACAGCCGGGCAATCAACAGGGACGGCGATGACGCACGCTTTTTGTTCAGATCCAAAGTTATTGATCTGGATGTTGCAATTGCCCTGTTTCCGTCCCAAAAACAGGAACTTGAAAGAGTGGCCCAGCGCGGCACGGGCGAGCGGTTGATGGGCATGTGGTCTGGCGCATCGAACATGATCATGGGCGACGCCATTGCATCAAGCGAGGGCAGCGCCGCCGCATTCGCAGGCACCGACCTGTTTTCTACCCGCGACCGCGTGATGCTGCTGGAAGCCTGGACGCGCGAGCCGGCCAGGCGCGAGGACAGGCATGTAGGTGGGCTCACGGACCCAGTTTCTTGGGAGATTTATTGCACGATCATGACCAGCGAGGTGATTCTGGCGAGATCAAAGTCACCGTACAACCACGGGCGCTTTCCGTTTGTCCCGATCTGGTGCTACCGCAGTCTGGAAACAGGCCTGCCTTACTGCCCAATACGCGACCTTATCGACATTCAAGACAGCTTGAACAGCCGCATCATGCGCAGCCACTTCCTCTCACACGCCAGCCAGCTGCGCATGGAAAAGTCGGCGGTGGACAACGCAGCGATGTCGCTGGAACAGATTGAACGCGAAATGCGCGACCCCAACGGCATTGCGGTGTTCGCAGACGGCGCGCTCTCGGGCAACCGGGTCCAAGAGACCAAGCACGCCGGCGATGTGCGGCAGTTGATGGAGCTCGCCAAGTTGGACATGGACAGCATCTACCGCATGAGCGGGGTGACGCCGGAGAATCAAGAGTCCACGGGCAACGAAAGCGGCAAGTCGCGCACACTGAGGGCCGACCAGGGATCGCTGCTGACGACCGAGATATTTGACAACCTGCTGCGCGCCCGGAACATCGAGGGCGTGCTGACGCTATCCCTTTGCGAGCAGTACATGACGGCCGAGCGGTCTATCCCCGTGGCCGGCAGCGGCGCAAACCGCAAGTTTCGCAAGCTCAACGTCTGGAACGGCCAGCGGTTTGAGAACGATGTGGGCAGCGAGGAGTCGGAATTCCTCATTGGCGAGCAGGCCTGGAAGCAAAGCCATGCCAGCGCCGCCCACGACTCGCTACTTGCTGTGCTGGCTCAACTGGCAGGGTCAGCCCCCGATGTCGTCATCGCCCTGCTGGATGTGGTTTTTGCCATGAACCCGAACCTGCCCGAAAAGGACAAGGTTCTTGCGCGCATTCGCTCCGTTACAGGCCAGCGCGACGAGGACGCCGAGATCACGCCCGAGGAAAAAGCCGCCAAGGAGCAGCAGGCCCAGGTGCAAAAGGCTCAGTTTGAAGCGCAGATGGCGCAACTGCAAGCCACTATCCGCGAATCGCAAGCGAAGGGCGAGAAGCTCGAAGCCGATGCGATGGCCAAGCGGATCGAGGCGCTCTACATGTCAGCCCAAGGCGCCCAGGTGCTCTCTATGGCACCGCAGGCCGCGCCGATTGCCGACGAGCTGTTGCGATCTGCTGGGTTTCAAGACGCTGGCGCGCAAGGACCAGGCGTGATTGACCCCGCCGCCATGCCCGCCATGCAAGAGCAGCAGGCCATGCCACCGATGGACATGGAGCAACCCATCCCCGATGCGCTTCAAGCCGATGGCGGCATGCAAGGTATCGAGACCCCAGCGCCTGACGGCGTGATTTGAAAGGCCCACCATGAACGACACCACCAGCACCCGCCCGCCCCATGAGCAGCGCGTTATTGACGAGCTTTCTGAGCTGACAGAGCGCCTGGAAAAGCTGTGCTACTTCCTTGTCAAAGGCGGCGCCGTCTACGACGGACTTCACATTGACGAGCAGGGCCGGCTCCAGAGTCAAGCAGATGCTATGAAGGAGTACGCCAGTATTCTGGGTGAGCGCATCAAAAACTTCCCACCACCGAGACCAACGATAACGCTGACGGACCTTCCATTAACGAGCAGGACCAACAACACCATCGAACAAGAAATTCAAGCCAAGGGTTTGAACGCACCTCGCGTGACCGCTGCTGACGTTGAGGCAAACATTGCCGGCGTGTATTACTTCACTGCAAAAGACGGTGTTCAGGCTGCGTTTCACAGCCAGGATGAATTGACGCGATTAACCGGCGCTCATGCAGAACTTGCGCTTCTCACCTTCTGCGTCCTCGTCCTGAAGAACGGTTTCACCGTCACAGGTGAGTCAGCTTGCGCCAGCCCGGAGAACTTCGACGCCGAGGATGGCCGCAAGTTCGCCCGCGAGAACGCCGTGGAGAAAGTATGGCCGTTTATGGGCTACGCAATCAAGCAACAGTTGCACGAACAACGGGCGCAAAAAGCCCGCTGACCAAACCACACCCAAAAGGAAGCCACCATGGACCTAGACGACGAACTCGACGCCGAAATTGCAGCCCTTGAGGCGCAAGGACTTGACCCCTACGCTGACCGCGCCGCGCCCACAGAGGTAGAAGCTGCTGTGGCCGCAGCCGAGCCAGAGGCGCCAACCGCCACAACCGCCGAAAAGGCAACACCTGAGCCCGTGGCAGCAGATGCCACTGAAACCGAGCCGGCCCAGGAAAAGTCAGCCCAAGACGCGCCCGCCGCGTTCCGGGCCGCCATGCCTGAGCAATACAAGGCCCAGCGCGCCGAACTCATGAAGGCCAAAGCTGATGCCATGAGCAAACTCATGGACGGTGAGATCGACGCCGAGGCCTATGCGGCGCTGGAAATGGGCATTTCCGACCAGCTCGAAGACCTGACCGCGCTTCGCATCCGCTCCGAGACGCTGATCGAGGCAAACGCGCAAAATGAGCAGTTCCGCCAGGCCAAAGACATTCAGGCGTTGATCGCTCGCACCAAGGGCGAGGTGGACTACGCCAGCGACCCCAAGGCGGCCAAGCAGTTCGATGCCGCATTGCAGCTGATCGGTGCAGACCCAGACAACACCGGTATGGCGTTTGCCGACCTGATCCAGTTGAGTCACAAGATGGTGGCAGCTATGCGCGGCGTCGTGCCGGCCAAGGCTGCGCTCAAGCCCGCGCCTGACCGCACGCCACCGACGCCACCGATAACGCTCTCGGGCCTACCCACAGCGGCAACGTCGGGCGCTCAGTCGGTGTCTCAGGCTGTGAGCAAGCTGAACGGCGACGCCCTGCAAGACGCTCTCGACTCAATGCCAGAGGCGGAATACAACAAGCTGATGCGCGGCTGAACCAATGACCCAAGACACCAATGACCCAAGACACCAGTGACAAAAAGATGACGGTGGACCTTCGTACCGGCCGAAAACTTGTTTTCACCATCGTTGGTGCAAATGGTGTTGACTCCGAACCAATATCTATCACCATCACACATGAGGCCAAAGCTGGACGTGTGGCGAGACTCAATGTGGTCGCGCCGCCGATAGTAAGAATTGGCTTTCCCTGATTTGCGCAGGTTTCGCATTCGGCTCGCAGGAGTGAGCAAAAGGCAATACCTTGGAGGTTAAAAATGCCTGCTGCTAGCACTCCCGTTCTCCCAACCGACCCCGGCGCCCGCAAAGCGTGGTCCCACTTCATTGGCAAAGAGGCTGCTGCAAAGCAGTATTTCAGCCGCATGATGGGTGCTGAGGGCTCAAAAGCCGTCATCATTAAGCGCTCTGAGCTGCAAAAAGGCGAGGGCGACGAAATTACCACCCTGATCACGGCCAAGCTGCAAGGAGCGCCGCGTGTGGGTACCGAGCGCCTAGAGGGCACCGAAAAACGCATTACGCAGTTCGACACCAAGATCAAAATTGGTCTGATCCGAGAGGGTGTCAACGTCGGCTCGATCATGGACGAGCAGCGCACCGGCCAAAAGCTGGGCGCCATCGGACGCGATGTGCTGGCCGACTGGCTCGCCGAGTACATGGAGCAGTTTCTGCACTGCCATGTGGCCGGCGATGTCGGTGTTGGCCTGTGCTTCACCAACGTGCGCGGCGCCGACGGCAACTTCAAGAAAATTGAAATGCCGCTTATTGCAATTGACGAAAAGCACCGCCTGATCGGCTCAAGTGGCAACACGGCAGCCAACGCGCTGACCGATGCGAACATTATGAAGCTCACCACGCTGACCAGCGCGGTCAAAAACAAGCTGTCAAAAATGTACGGCGGTATCAACGGCGCGAGCAAGATTGAGAAGGCCAACGTCGGCGGCAAAAGCATGTATGTGGCCTGCCTGCCCGCCGAGGTGATGTCGGATCTGCGCAGCGACATTGGTGACAACGGCTGGGTGTCATGGCAAAACGCCCTGGTGCGCAACATGGGCGCCAAGGCCGGCCCGTTTGTCGAAGGTGGCGGCATGTACGACAACATAATCGTTGACGAGACCCCGTGCGGCACCTACCTGCCAGGCTTCGGCGCAGGCGGCGCGGTGACTGCCGCTCGCTCTTTCTTGCTGGGCGCCGGCGCTGTGGCTTTTGCCCAGGGCCGCAAGGGCTTGAAAGACGGACTGAGCGTGGAGCTCGAAGAGGACTCCGATGACCGTGGCCACGAGCGTGTGATCCACATGAAAGCCATCTTCGATGCCACCCGCGTTCACTTCAAAGACATGGCCCACGCGATGCTGACCATAGACACCGGCTTCACCCGCGCCCCTGGCGGCGACATCTGATGATCACGCCCTAAGCCTTCGGGCCCGGGGCGGTCAAAACCCATTCACCAGGAGAAACCAAAATGCCCCTTCGCCAATCCTTTGAGGCTGCCGCTGGCAGCGTTCGCGGCGCCATCACGGGCTGTCAGCCCACGGTTGTGCTGATGCAATACACCGTGCCGGCCGGCACCGTCGTGAACGACACTGTTGAGATTGGAGCCATTCCGCATGGCTGCTTTGTCACCAATGCCGCCGTCTACCAAGATGCCGTGGGCGCCGGTTGCACCCTTGACGTGGGCGTGATGTCGGGCCGGTACGGTCAGCTTGATCAAGCGCGCACGATGGGCAACGAGGTCTATGCGGCCCTGGCCATCGCCAACGGTGGCACCTCGGCCCAGGCAACCAAGAACCTCATGGCCATCGCTCCCGCTGAGTCAGCGCGCGGCGTGGGCCTGAAGTTTCTGGGTGCAGCTCCCACTGCGGGCAAGCTGATCACGGTTGCCTTGACCTGCGTCAGCAAGTAATGGCCATCCGAGGCGCTCGCCTTGCGAAAGAGCCGGAGACCGACGAGCGCCGGTTGCAGGACTACCCGCGCCACGAGCGAGAAAACGCGCTCAAGGTGCAGGGGTCGGCCTTGCGGGAGTTGGGGCACCGCTACGGCATCCCGCGTTCGTCCATGGAGAAAATGGATGATGACAAGTTGCGTCGGCAGATTCACTTTGCCCAAAGCAACAGCCTCGCGCAAGCCGAAAGCGCATGAACTGGCTTGACTTCGGCCCCTACGTCAGCCCGTATGTGCCGGGGGCGCCAGCGCCAACGCTGATTCACCATGCGCGCCAGGCTGCCATTGAGTTCTGCCTGACAACCAAATGCTGGGTGCGCAACCTGGACCCGGTTCAGTCTGACGCTTACGGCTCAATCGACATTGAGCCCGACGAATCTACCGCACGCATATTCGACATTCAGCGCGTGGCAGTAAACGGCATCGAGTGGCCGCTGGTCACCGCCTCGCTGGGTGTGGCCAGGCGCGAACTGCGCGACGACGCAAACGTGACGTTTACCGACGACCTACAGGTGCTCACCATCAACCCGGCGCCCAAGGCTGGGTCGGTGGTGCACTTGCGGGTGGCGATGACACTCAAAGAGGATGCCGAAGAGCTGCCGAACGAGCTGAAACCATACGTGCAGCGCATCTCTCACGGCGTGCTTGCCTCAATCATGCTCATACCTGGCCAAGCGTTCACATCTTCTGAGGCTGCGCGCCACCAGGCGATGTTCCGTGAGCACATTAAACAAGAATCCAGCCGCCTGGCTCGCGGGCAGGTTGCATCGGGCCACGGCCGCATCAACCCATCGTTCCTGTAGCCCGGCCGGTGTTGACTCCGAAGGGATTTGGCGGACCATTTGCCAACCCCAAAGGAGGCTTCAATGCCCATATCAGCCCAATCCCGCGTTCGCCGCGCCGTCGAGACGCTGCAAGACCCAACTTCGATTCGCTGGCCTGTCAACGAGCTGGTGCGATACCTGAACGACGGGCAGCGCGAGATCGCACTGTACCGACCCGATTCGATGGTGACTTCGGCCACCGCGCCTTTGGTGGCTGGTGCCAAGCAGACTTTGCCTGCTGGCGGCACAAAGCTGATTGATGTGGTGCGCAACACGGCCGGCGACAAGCGGGCTATTCGGCTGACCAATCGAGAGATTCTGGACGCCCAGGTATCAGGCTGGTATGGCCTGCCTGGCGTGACCGAGATTCTGCACTTCATGTACGACGTGCGCGACCCGCGAACCTTCTACGTGTACCCCGTGGCAGCCGCAACAGGCGCCTCAGTGGAGCTGGTGTATGCCGCTTTGCCTGTGGACATTGCCGAGCCAGCGGACGGTTCGCTCTACGGCGCTGTGGATGGCAACATCTCGGTGCCTGACATTTACGGCAACGTGCTACTGGACTACATCCTCTACCGGGCCTACACAAAAGACAGTGAATATGCAGGCAACGCGGCGCGCTCGCAGGCGCACTACCAGCTTTTCACCAACGCGCTAGGCATGGAGATCAAGGGCACCGTGGGCGTGGCCCCAACCTCAAAGGGTAACCCGAATTCGCCAGTCGCATCGCTCTTGGCGCCGTAAGCGTAAGAGGCCAGCATGATCCCGCAACAGTCGCCAAAGGAATCCCCATGAGTACCGTCATTGCCGTCCAGCTGCCATCTGGCGGCTACGCTCCCTTGGCTGTTACCGAGGA